CTATTTAAGATAACACTTAGGATATACTCAGCTATTACTTAACAGCTTAGTGTCTGCTATACTCTCTGCCTTAACATATAGCTATATGCTACATAGTCAACTACCTAAGTATATACCTATATAGATTAATACTTAGGAATATACTACTATAACATAAGAGAGCTTAATACACTATATAGTTAGCTACCCCTAGGCTATACCTTAGTAACTACCTTAGAGTCACTAGCGGGGGGCCTCCCTATTCTTTAAGTGTGAGGGATTGTACCCGAAATGGGTATCTTCCGAAGACCTGTTGCACATACAAACAATTAGTGTATCTGTAACAGGTGTTCACGAATTTATCGGTGATTTCTCCCATGCTTGAATTTCAATGATAATCACATAGGTAATGCAATGGTGACACTAAAATTTTATCGTTGAGTGAGCGGTACTGAGCTCTCGATTCTCGCATTTGTGGTGTCGAAAGGTAAGAATTAATCGGTGGGATTTTGAGATAACCTAGTTATAAAAGCAAAAAAAAAATAGGTTAGAGGTTGACACCCACAACCTAACCCTAGAAGGGAAAGATTGTGGGTATCTGCTTACAGTTTATCCAATTGGTTTTGTATAACTTTGCGAACAATAGGGTGCGTAGCTTCTCTAAGCTTAGCTTCAAGCTCTTCTCTTATTGCAACCTTAGGGTTCTGCATTTCATAATCCATTGCATCACTATACGCTTTTCTTGTCTCTGGACAAGGATTAGCTTCATACTCTAAGCGAGCTTTGGTGGTTAGTTCAGTCGCGTTCATTGTATTTCTCCAATCTACCTAAGGAACACCTCCAGCCAACACGGCTAAGAGGCTCCTTAGACTCACCTACTTAATAGCTTCTGCTAACAGAACTTTAACAGCCGCTCTTATGTCTATTGACCGCAACTCCTCTTCTTTAAGAAGTTTTTCAATCTTTAACAGTGCATCTAAACCTTCAGTGTGTATCAACTTCTGCACATATAAGAGCGCAGGTTCTCTGTCACATACAACTCTATTGAACGGGTCCCATTTGACAGTTGCCAATACCAAGGTAGACGCTTCCAAGATTTGTTCTAGTTTTAACAAGTACATGATACTTCTCCAATCTACCTAAGGAACACCTCCAGCCAACACGGCTAAGAGGCTCCTTAGGTCTTTCTATATAAGGTACCTATCTTTGCGTAGTAGATTCCTTACTTTACACCTAACCTTTTAAAGATTTGTGTAAGTCTTGTTAACTCTACATCATTTAAGTCAGCGTCACCCATCTGCTCTAACACACCTTGTAGCAACCCTTTGTCAGCGGCATCGAGTTTCCTTCGATAGGTATCAAAGAACTTCATAGTCTCAGGGAGTTGTTCACTAACCAAATCATAGATAGCTTGAGCGTACACTCTGGCTTCAATCTGAGCATGAGCATCGAGTCTTAACTCCAAGAGGTGCATCAGGTTGTGTAAATCCATCTTCATCACACACTTAGTGTAATGGTTCAAATGTAAGAACATACGTGCGTGTTCAGGAGCGACACCTTTAAGCAATGAACTCTCATACAACTGGTAGCTATCACCACACTGATAGTTTAATCTTCTCTTAAAATCAGCTTGAAGTTCTTCGTTAAGACTGTCGGATTGTCCTTGCTTAGCTCCATTGGTAGGTTTCCCTCCAACAGTTTCAGGAATATACCACTCCTTGTCAAGCTGCACGTACCGACCAGATATTTCGTTGAAGGATGCAGTACGATGACGCATCATCTGACGTGCAATAAAGATAGGCCATTTAATCTCAAACCACAACACAGTCATTTCAAGCGGAGTGTTATGGTTGTTAGCCATCAGATACTCTACTAGCTTTAAGTCTTGCTCAGAAGAGCGTTCTTCTAAACCTTTACCGAAGCTTGTTCTAGCAACTCTTGCTGGAGACTCATCAAAAGCAGGCAGGATAGAGAGTTCTCCCCAGTTATCGAAAGTATCTGCACAAGCCATATTAAGAAGTGTAACATACCCGTGGTCTAAGCATTTAATTCTGTTCATACATTCTCCAGTTCTAATTTAAGTGATGTAAGGTCTTCTTGTAATTGTGCAACAGCAGTTTCTTTCTCAAGAACCTCCTTACGGAGTTTAAAGATGTCAGACTCTAAGTCAACTATCAGTTCTTTCTTGTGACTAAGGCCATTCTCCATAGCCTGCCCGTCCTTCATTGCATCAGCAACTTCTGACACAATATCTTCAAGTAAACTCTTTAAGTTCTCTATCAAATCTTGCACATCATCAAGCCTCTTAGACTCCCACCTGTCTATTTCCAGTAAACCTGCTTTAGAATACTCTAAGATTTCTTCATGGCGCGTACAGATTGCTTTCTTATACATCTTGCTATTCCTTATTAACACTAGTCGCAACAACACTTCTATTTAGCAACACAAGTATGAGTTGGTCTTTGGCAGCTAGTTGGAGAAGCTCTTCTTCACGACCTTTGTATATTACTTGCATGAATCACCTACTCTTTTCCACAAGTGAAGTGAAGGGTCTACACACCAGGGGCCTTCATCGACAAAGCCAAGCTTTCTATTAACAGCCTGCGATGCTAAGTTCAGTGGGCATATCACTGTAACACTATCTTCTAGCAAGTCAATTGCTAGAGCTTTAGCCTCCGTAGCATAACCCTTGCTTCTCTCAGAAGGTATGATAAACATACTTCCTAGGCGGTTTCCACGGTCAAGTCTGAGACACCCAATGATTCTACCATTTATGAGAATACCTTGATATAGTTCCCTATGAACTGTAAAAGCACCTATATGTGCATCTGCCTGAGCTGCTGCCCACACTTCGTCTGATACATCATTCACTAATTTTATAGACATGGAAATGACACCTTATTTAATGCTGCTACAATAGAACAGCCTGTTCTTGAGTTTAATTGGTTGCTTAACTCCAGCGCAGTATAGACCCCAAGAACTACGTTTAATAAGGCCATAGACGCTTCATGAGATATGCTTTCATTAAATCTATGCTGTGTCTGGAATATCTCATTGATACGACTCTCTAGTGTATCTGTAGGACTTACTATAGTTTTACCTTCAATACCTGTAAATTTAGTTTTCATAAATGCTCCTATGTGTCACATTAACACTTTGTTGTTTAATACCAATAGAGACTCTAAGAGTATCTCCTTCTTCCATGCACTTTACTCTAGCTACCTGGTCTCTGACTTCTGTGAACAAGTACAGAGCTAAGTCTTTATCATTGTGGAAACGACGTTTTGCAAATCTCATACCTCGCAACATCCAGCCTTTTATGTTGTGTGCATCTTGTTTCATCATCACTTTGGTCAGTTCACCTTCTTCACAAATATAACTGTTAACACCTTCTTCAACACCCTCTTTGATGTAATCACTAGCCGATTCCCAGGGGGCATAATGTCCAGTCATATTTTCAACAGGACGACCTACTCTTAGAAGAGTGTGAACATCACTTCCTAGACTTTGCCCACAAGTGTATCGGTGGTTCATTTCAGTAAGTGAGTCACCTCTTATCCAAGCAACACTACCTAAAGCTAGTAACTCGTCTTCAATGGAGCCATCTACAGCGTTAGTGAAGTGTTCAATGCAATCATGAGCGACTAGAACTGGGCCGCCTGTGTTGTAGACTTTAGGGGCATCTCTAAGAACCCAGCCTAGTGTGCCGTAGTCGAAGTCTTCTCGGTATTCAAACTCTTTAACTATGTTCATTAGAAGCCCTTTCGGTTATTATGCAGATTATAGTCAGGTATGAGCACCTTAGGTGCGGAAGGCTCTTTTGGTGAAGGGGTTGCTTGCATAGACTTAGAGCACCTGCCTCTTTCAACTGCTGTGTGTCGAATCTTTGGTATTCCACAGTTCTTGCATACTGAGTAGTTCATAGTGTAATCTCAGGTTGGGTTTGTTCCCACGGACTCTCAGGTACTGCAATACAATAAACTGCACCCCAAAAATCTACACAGATGTATGGTGAATTTACATATGTGGTATAAAGCACTGATAGCGGAGAATTACCGTCACACCACCTAACCTTACCTTGACAAGCCTTCATTACTATCTTAAAGTTAGATTCAGTATTTCTAACCTTAAAAGGCTTCTTGTCTTTTATCTTCTTACAAACTCTTTGAACAGGTGTCATAGTTGCTCTCCTAAATTACCTAAGGAACACCTCTGGCCAACACGGCTAAGAGGCTCCTCAGGTTCTTTCTATATAAGGTGCTTACTTTAACGCTAAGTGTTTAACAGTGAAGAACTCATGCCCACCAATCTTTCCTGTGCTTACACCACCTTTAGCTTTCTGCCCTTTACTCCGCCATGCAACAGCACCACCTGTAACGTCTTTGGTTGTTCCATTAAGGACTTCTCTGGCGGCTGCAAGGAATACTGAACCTATGCTTCCAGGTAGTTCCTTTTGTTTAGCAGGGGTGTTACACACAGTTTTGTGTGACTGCTTAGAATGGTGTAGCGTAGTTTGCATCACAGCCACCACACCTTTGATTGATTCACCCCTGGCCTCTGCGTAAGCTATCTTGGCCAGACATTCTACTTCACTAGCCTTTCCTTCTACAGCATAGATTAGTGTTACTATTAGGATAACTCCCATGATTGCACCTAGTAGAAACTGGTCTTTGTGTTGCGGTCTTTTATAGTTATTCATAAGTTTCCTTAGTTAAACTGCTGGTTGGTTTCTTCAATCTCTCTTGCGGCATCTTCTCGACACTTGAATAAGCCAAGGTTTACTTCCACACCGTTTACCTTTGTCTTAGCACAATGTAAATCTTTAGAGAGTGTGATGCCTTGGACTTTACCTAGGCGTTGTGATTCTAATAGAATCTTTAATATCTTATCCATTTACCTCTCCTTGTTCTGTACATACGCTTTGGAGGCTTCGGGATAGGTTCCTTTAAAGATAAATAGCGAATCTTTACATCTAAGCCAGGTAAAAGCCTTATAACGAATAACATTATCTACGTCCTTTGTGAAGGTTCTTTCTGTAACTAAATCTGGGTATATCTAACCTAGTTTGTGACTGCAAAGACTTAAACAGCGGGGTCGCGACAGCGTACCCATGTAACCAATAATCTACACATAACCAGTCAGCATATTTCTTTCCATACCATACAGCGTCTTGAGGAAGTACGTTAGATGCCCACACTATCTCCTCTTCTGCACATAGCTTCATAAGAACCTTGAAGTTACTTTTCGTGTATGCAATTTTGAATGGCAATCTATGTCTTAGCATTGCCTTAATTTTCAATTTATCCATTCAAACCTCTCTTAGTTGTAATACACATACTTCTTGTTTGGATTTCACATACTGAGAAGACTCTGCTGCGATAATCACAAGTCTGTCGTATGTAGCACCTTCGTTATAACCTACGAGAAGTGTGTCTGTTTGGAACTCTTTAAGAGCTTCTGTAAGCTCACCTACTGTGTTAATCATTATCTCGTAACTCCATCAAAAGCTTACCTAACACATTATCACCTCTCCCATTACATACTCCCCAGAATGTATCACCCCAGGTATTGTGCTCGATTATATCTTCTTCAACAGACTTAAGTCTTTCAAGTAACTCTCCTTTGAACTTACACTTCAGAACACTTCGCATTACATCAACCTTGACCGCCTCCCAATCAGGCCTTAATATGACTCGTCTCCCTTGTGCTTTAGCAGCATATCCATTCATGAACTTGAACTGTCCTTTTTCAATACCTAGCTTACATTTCTCAGCTTGAAACATACTCTCCGCGCAGGGATACCCTTCAACATTACAAGAGTACATATTACTGAGAAAGGCATACGGACCTTTAAACAACATAAACTTCTCCTAAGTTAGAGCTAAGACATCCTTAGCTCTTTCTATATAAGGTACCCTATCCTACGCCATAGAATCCAAGGTCTTCTGAGAAGCCCTCTGGTATAGGTGCAAGTATGTCTGACTTCTTAAGTATGTCAGATTCAATGATTACTCTCCCGCCTATAACACTTCTACCTGCGACTGGGATTAACCCTGTATCAATAGCTTCATTAAGATACTTATCGAACAACTCTTTTGGAAGACCTCTGTTTCGCATCTCAGTGAGTGTATTAAACACTACATTAGAGTCTAACATCGTTGCATATATTTCTCTAAGAGCTTTACGTCCAGCTAACATATCGACAGTATTCATGAAAAAAGCGTCATGTATAGTGCTTGTCTTAAGACCTTTACTCTTTCCCCATAAATGAAACCTCTTAACTATAACAGCGTCATTTGAGTGGTTTCCATTCACTGCAAACGCAGTCCTAGCACTAGACACATCTGCAATATCATTTATCTTACCTTCTGCATTGATTACTTGTTGCCACCAAGTTGCCTCTGTCTTCTGAGGAACTTGTACTATGTTGTTTACCCAGTTGCCATTCTCATTCTTATAGTGCAGACGCTCCTCGAACTTAGCTGTAAAGTTCTGTTCAATAACCTTTCCGTCAAAGTTTACCCAAGGGACATTCGTCCATGCTCTAGGGAGTTTGTTAGCAGTGAATAGTTTGAACTCGAACAACTTCTTGACTTCAAAGAGTTCAACCTTAAGATACTTAGCTCCAGTTCTACGATACTTAGGTGGAGCTTCGCCATACAAGATAGAGTGAAGTGTACTCTTAGGTTGCCAAGGTCCCCATCGTTTAAGCATCTTCTCACTAACTGCTTCGTTAGCCTTTAATCCTAACACCTCAGACACAATAGGTGGAAGTTTATATCCAGCTTTTTCAGTACCTAATAGCTGAGTTTTAGCCACTTCTTTCCAGTCAAAGGCAGAGTTCTTAGGCTTGGCTGTCTTCATGTAATCCTCAGCTAACCTTCCAAAGAACTTAGTAAAGCCTTTTAACACAGGTACTTTCTCAGACAAGTGCTTAGACATAATCTTAGCTATGTTGGAGAAGTCTTGAGGTGTTATGACACGGTCGTACTGTGATGTCATCTTACGAACTAAGTCCTTGGTCTTAGGGTCAAGGAAGTAAAGTTGTTCCATAATCTCATCATCAATGCTCAGGCCTTTGTTAAAGATGTCCTTCACATTCTTACGAAGAGCTTGATACTCTGCGTAGGTGTCAGGGTCGAACCTGTAGCGGGCTGCACGGGCTGAGATTTCATCTAACACAATATCACGGTCACTTGCTTTGACTACAAGTGTTCCTTGTTCTTTACCTAAAACTTTAGCTAACTTTCCTTCAACACTAAGTATCCCAGTACGCTCACCAGCACCATAGAATGTCACCATGTTCTGAGCCTTGGCTGCCTTACGCAAATCTTTCTCAGTAAGTCCTAGCTTCAAGTTAAGTGTCTTGAACTCAGGGTCATCAAAGGTAGCTGCTGCAATCTCATCATACAGCCTACGCTTCTGAGTTGTAGGGATTACATTAGACATAGCCGCAAGCTCCTTATTGCGAGTAGTCATTGCTATGATTTGTGCACCAGAGCTTGAAGCATCTTGCTCTAAGGCTAAGGCTGTTTTATAGTCTATAAGTGTAGCTAAGTTCTCAGGGGTGTAGGCATCTCTTCGGGAAGGTTTAAACTGCCAATCTTTTACGGTAGATGTCAATCCACCATCATACCCGAACTCTAGCTCCTTAGGTTTTCCTGGAACTATTACAATCTCCCCTTCCTTCTTAACTAACACATCCTCTTGAATCCATAACTCTCTTGTTAGTGTTACATTAGGTGTTTGTGCAAGAGTTGGAGAGTACGTCTTTGGATTACCTTCAACTTTGTACACATACAATCGCTTACCTGCAATATCTGAGTTTATCTTCCTAAGTGCACCTTGTAGTGTCTCAGATACAGACACCCTAGGAGTCTTCACATTCTCATAACCTTTAGATGTAATGTAATTATAAGGTACTTTAGGTGTTAAAGTTAGTGAATCTAACGGTGTTTCACTGACATAAAACAAACCATCATCTAAGTAGAAGTTTCTGACGTTATTCTCTAAGAACTTATCTATCTTAGCTGTTTCCATAGCGAACCTGTAGAACTTACCAAACTCTTCACCTTCTACACCTGCTGCGAAGTCAGACTCAAGGATAAATCTTATATCTGCTGGTTTAGCTCGCAGCATAGCATTACCTAGTTCTATCATCTTAGGCCGCCACATCTTAGCGACCTCTTGACGGCCAGTCATACTTAAGGAGTTGTAAGGACCCTCAAACTTATCAGACAGACCTCCTAGAAATGCCCCAATTTGGTCTTGGAAGTTATCAAAAGCCTCCTTAGAGAAGTTCTTGGTTTCTTCTGTGTTCAGATAAGGTCTAAATGTCTCACCTGACTGAGGGCTTATCATGCCTCTATCATAGACCCTTGCACGATGGTCTACGAAGGCATGATTAGAGAAAGCTGTGTTTTCCTTAGACAACCACTCCATAGACTTAAAACGTTCATAGGCATCACCACGTCCACCTATATAGTGTTTATATTCATTAAGTCCATCGTAGAACTTAGCCTTACCTTTATCATCTTGGTAATACAAGAGTTTCTGTGTGAAGTTGTAGAACTCGGGGTCAATCCTGTACTTAGCCTCACCTGCCCAGTTCATAGCATCAGCTAGAGAGTCATCCACAAGTTCATCAGGGAAGTCCTTAAAGGAGTTAGTTGATGTGATTGGAATCCTTGTATCTTCATAACCTAAGACACCTCTGTCAGTCCAGTAGGTCTTATATCCAGGTCTAATCACTAGCTTGTTCTTATCAGAGGTTACAGCAGTACGCAACCCAAGCTCTACCTTGCGGGTTAGATTGGAGTACTCCAAGATACGAGGGTCAACAATACGAAGGTTGTAAGATATTGTGTCATAGTAAGGTCCGAAGTAGGTACCACTCATGCGACTCTTCATACGCTTCTTCTGTACACCAAAAGTCTCAATCTTAAAGTATTTACTTACACGGTTAGAGTTCAATATCTTAAGTCCTGCTTGATACCAAGTCTCTCTACTGCCATTTAAGTTGGCATGGTTATACAAGTCACGTCCTAAAGATAGTGCTAAGGAGTCTCTATCAGGCCCGTCAGCCATACCTAGTCTATGTGCAAACCTAAGATAGAACTGTTGAAGGTCTCTATCACTGAGTCTAGCGCGGACAACTAAAGGTATATCACGAGTTATTAATCCATGTAAGTCACGAGCTATCTTAGGGGCTACTTTATCTTCCCACAGATTCTTAGCACGGATATTAGGCAGGAAATTGTCGTGAAGCTCCTGCAAGGTTGTTTGTCCTAGGATAGAGTCTGTATAGCCCTCTAACTTTAACTTCTTGAGAACGTCTGAACCAGACCTTATAGATGTTTCAATCATATCAGATACATTCATTACATCAAACTTCATCTGTGATACGGACACAGCCTTAAAGTTACCCCAGGCTTGTGGGTTCTCTCTAAACCTTGTGAATAACACTCTGAGGTTCTCTGTAACAGCAACAGCTTCGTTTACACCTAAACTGTCTCTCATTGTCTCAGAGAAGTTAGTTATGAACTCCTTGTCGGCAACCGTTAACACTTTACTATCATTGACTAATCTTCTACTTGAATCTATTGAAGCGAAGCTAGGTTGATACCTACGGACATCTTCATAGTTTCTTGTTACAGGATTAAATATAAGTTGTGCCTCTGTAGGTAAGTTATTCAATACCCTTGTACGCATCGAGCGTTTACTTCCTATTAGCACACCACGGTAGTTAGTTAGGCTCAGTAAACCTTCTAAGTCACCTCCTTGCAATTCATAGTATTCCTTCAATGTTTTCTGTAACTCTTTGCTTGCAATAAAATCATCAGGTGTTGTTGCCCACAGTTTAAGGGAATCTAGCTTCTGTTTAGCGTGTGCAAACATTACTGTATCTCCTTCCATTATGTAACTATTATCTAGTGCTCTTAACTGCTTGATGCTCAATAAGTCACCTACTTTATTTACATATTTATCTAGTGTCAAATTACCTTTCTGGAATAAATTAACCTTGACATCAGAGCCTAGGTGTTTCATTTGAACTTCAACAGGCTGCCTAGTAAGCCAGTCTTGATAGGATTCAGATAAGGCTGTGTTTCCGTCATAATAAGCCTTCTGTTTATCTGACAGGCCAGCTAGGTTTCTCTTACGGATGTGCTGGACTGAATCTGAGGAGGCTGCCATACTCCAACTCTTAAACACAGGTGAGGTAGTAGACCTGCAATGCCAGTGAGCAGGAGGTAAGTGAGCATAGTCTCCCAAAGGGAACACCTTGTGGTCGCGGCTTGCACACAAGTTAGTAGTGCGGCTGTCAAGTACGGCTATATATTGCCATCCAGAGAGTATGTGCGAGTTAGCCTCAAACACTTGCTGGTCAGCCTGGGCTGCCACGCTTGTTGTTGCTGTGACTACTAAACCTTTAGCCTGGTTTCGGGTTATTGCATGGACACTTCCTTTGCGAACACTCTGTGCTATCTCTGCTTGAGACAAACCTTCTGACAATCCTTTTGATATTACACCAGATAACCTCTTACGTTCATCAACTGAGATACCTTGCCATCCTTGTTCAAGTGTCATATCACTATGTAAAGGTTTCTTTAATACAGTCTCAGTTATTGACCTTTCAGGTCTTAGGATTCTGGCTATCTTTCCACCTATAGCTTCTAAATTGCCATAAGTGTAAGATACTTGGTTTGATGCAAGCTCCAGTAAACCTCTCTTTGTGACACTATGGTTAGTTGTATGTGTACGTTCTATCTCTGTTTTAATCTTTGCTGTTAAGGCTTGCTTGGAACCTTTGTGGTTTCCTATTAGTTTATCTAACTTGGTTTCATGTTGAGTTAAGTTCACTGAAACTTTACTACTCATGTTCTCTTCATAAGACCTTAGAGCGACAGCACGGTGGACACTTGCGTCATAAAGGTCTGTGTTTGCGTTGTTCATTGCTACATCCTGCCTTGTTAAAAGGCTGCCCAGTTAAGAGCAGCCTTGGTGGTTAAATACGACTCATTATATCTTCTGTAGATGTCGCTGTTGTTCCTATACGATACACATTAGACAATGTATCTCTTAATAACAGTAGGTTGCTTGTGGAAGAGCCTCCCTCAACTACTGACATTGTACCTATTACAACTACTAGCGCACTATCTGTAAAGGTATCAATGCCAGACTCAACCGCCGACATCGTGCCTGTATAAACACCGGCCCAAAGCTCAGTCGGCGGGGTAAAGGTTGTGGTATGTCTAGCAATGCCTTTGGTTATTCTTACATTATCAATCTTACCTGTTAAGTTTCGATTACCATCTACTGTCTGCCCACCAATGATTGGTGTATGAGCTGCGTTATAGTATAAGGGTAACGCACTTGTAAATGATTGCTTTAAAACCCCATCTACAAATAAATAAAAATTATTGCCGCTGCGGTCTAGCTCAACATGATATTGAGTGTTAAAAGATAATGCCATTATCTCAGCGTAAGCCGCAACACCCCAAGTGCTGCCAGTACTTGACATATAAAGTGACAACGAGCCACCAGAAGTTATGCTGAAACTAAAAGGTGAGAAAATATCCCCGTTTGACATCTGTACAAGCCGACTGAAGAATGCACTCAGAGCTGAATAACTGAATAGAAATTCAACTGTAAAATCACCTGTTGAAAAGACCCAATCACTACTTGCAGCTATGACATTACTAGTGTTTACTGTGCCGTCAAATAACCCACTGCTAACTCCACTTAACGGAGCAGTTGTTGATAGTTTTGCATTGCCAAAAGCCGTAACTGTATGCCCCTTATCATCTATAAAGGTCGTGCTATTATTTGCGCCCTCCATGCGCATATTGAGTACAACATTATCCCAATACGGGTCAAAAGCCATAATAACCTCCCTTATGAGTGTATAATAGCTGCGGAGGTTATAGATACCACTGAGCCAACGGTAATACTAACATTGTTTAAGTTAATATCGCTTCCAGACGTTCCAACTGTCAGACCTGTAATAATATCCGTCCCAGCGGTTGCTGTTCTAATCCGCGCTTCTGCTGCCGTTCCCGTTGCATCCGCTGAGGTGTCTTGTAATGCTTGTGTAAGTGTTAACACGAGACCTATTACTGTACCTGCTGTTGCGGCAAGTGGTATGGTTGCCAAAATAGAACCCATTGAAGTAGTACCTATCTCTAAGACACCTGTAGACCCAATTTGTGCAACTACTGCGTTCATTCGTGCGGATTTTACTGCGGTTGTGTAAATGACCGACATTCTAATACTCCTGTTTAGTTTGTTTAGGGATAAGCTCAGAAGAGTTAATCTCTTCTATTGCTTCTTTGTCATCGTAAGTCTCAGGGAGTAAGTCATTCTTCCGTAGCAGTGATAACCACACAGACCTAGGGAGTAACCCTTGTTGATACCATTCGGTAGCAAGCCGTAACCAATCTGCACCAATAGGGGTAGGGTCAAAGTCCACAGAAAGTTCAACAGATACTTCATAAAGCTTGTTATACTTCCAGAAAAGCATACACTCAATAGCTGCTTTTAAGGACGTGCATATTTGTGTATTTAGAAGACCTAGTTGAGATGTCTGTGCAGAATCCCTAAGTTCCAGCGCAACACCTGATTGAACGTTCTCAGGTGCTAACATACGCACACCTAGTTTAGCTAAATCTTCTATAGACGATGCGATGGCTTTTTCCATATCTTGAAGAGCCTCTGTGGGAGTAGCTAATACACCTATTGTATCACCCTGGTCGAGCCTAATCCAAGAACCTAATCCTGCTGATATAGCATCCTCGAATGATTCTTTGTTCATAGTGGTAGAAACCCAAGGTGTGTACGCCGCAGAGTTGTACAGCAGGTGGTTTCTTCTACTTAGTTTGTTGTACAGAGACACCTCTTTATTAACAAATGTGCCAAGGAAAGGTTGCACTATATCAATACTACCGTTTGTTGGCCACGCTGGGATATATGTTAAAGGTTTGTCACTTGCCTGTGGAGTGACAGTATCTATCAGCTCAAAAGTAGGAGCCTTTCTGTTAGTCTGTGACTGAACCTTGCCCTCTGATACAATGGCGCCATTAGTTACTTTGTGTTTATAGTGAAGTATCTCGTAATTACCTTCTTTGTTTAATTGGTGGACATACACAACTTCTGTCAACACAGGGTGGTAAGGGCTCTCCTCAGTAAACTCCTCGAAGAACCCTCTGATTATAACTCTAGATAGATTACCTTCTCTATCTGCTGCCCAGTTGATAACATCTTGTGCTCTCCACACTACAGGAAACGGAAACACATCTTTACCTGATTCAGAGGGATGGTCCACATATATCCATGAGCGACTTGTCTGTAGCTCCTCTATTAATACTTCCTGCAAAAATGACACAAGAGATGAGTTATTACTACCTATCTTCGAGGCCAACCACTCATCTACTTCTGCTGGTGTACCTTCGGGAAGTACAATCTTAGGAGCCTTTCGCAGAAGACCTCCGATTAAGACTCTTAAGAATTGGCTGGTAACTCCTGGAAGTTCAGCTTCTGCTCTATAGAAGTTATACTGTGTTTGCGACATAGATGCACTGAAGGGTATCAACAGGTTGCTGAAATTAACTAAGTCCAGTAAACCGTCTAACTCCTTTACAGCATTCTCACCACTACATACCGCATTACACTTTACCCAAGTAGGTAACATAGACTCGTACGCAGGGCACGGGTCAGCTACATTCTTAAAGGTTTGGTTACTAACTTGAACTGCCATCTAAGTCTCCTTTTCTTCTAAGATGAAGTTCCTTGCAGAGTTCATTAACCACAGAAGTAAGTTTTTCGATGGAAACTGAATCCACTTCTCTATGCGACTCGATAAGTCTTTCAATTGCTTCGTTATGCTTCTCATTCAGACGCTCTATCTGAGCCATGTGAGCAGAGTTAGTGGCAAGTACAGTAGCAACATTGGTTGCGTTCACTAACTTCATTTCTGCTGAGAAAGCCTTCTCTCTCTCTGTTATGTATCTGACTGCCCAGATTATTGCTAAAATGAACATACACAGACCAACAAGAGATAGTTGATAGCCATCCTTAGCGTCTGTTACTGCTGTTAACGGTATTGTTCCCATAAGATTTCCTGTGTAATTAACCTATATAAAGAGGTTGTGTTGTTTTTATTTGATTAAATCAGGTGGGATAGACCCAATCCATTGTAATAAAAAATGATTATCAGCGTCTATTTTATCGGCAATAGAAGCCTTGACTTGTAAAAGTCTATCAAGCTCTGTTGAAAGCCCAGCGGTGTCCACGACCTGTCCTGAAATATCATCATTTGCACCGATATTGGAACTACCAGCTTTTGGCACGGGGCAATGATTACTGGATTTAATTGCGGTGCGGTACTGCAATTGAGCAGTGGCAAGCTGACCAGCAAGGCTGTTATTATCGTTCTTAGTTTTCTCATGAATAACCTCTAATTGTGTGATAGTTTCGCGTTGCTTTTCTGTTTCCACTTCCACTGTCGCGGTGATTTCATTGAGCTTTTGAGTTGCAACCTTGTTAGAGAGCTCAATGCTAGATTGCAACATTAACACTTCTTTATGTTCACGTTCCCACCCTGAATAATAGCCAGTGGCAAAGCATGAAAGTGCTGCAATGACATAAATAATTAATTGTATTGGCATGGTTTGCTACCTACGTTTTAATGTATTTTTTGGTTGTTTTAAGGAAGTTTGTAAATAATGTTGTTGCGGTTGCGGATGCTGCATTTGATACCCATCCGCCAATAAAGACAACTTTGCTATCTATTACATTTGCCGTGTGTTTATTTCTTGTTACGGGTAAATCTATCCCTAAAGCATACGTTATTACTGAGCCATTAACGGTTAGTGTGTAAGTGACTGCCGATGTAGAGCCAAGCCCGTTTATACACCCACCAGCAAGAAACAAAGTTCCGTCGCTTAGCAATGTCACTGTATGCTCATAGCGATTAACGGGTAATGATGCGGTTACTGTATACGCAACCACATTAGATGAAATTGTCAGTAACAGCGTACTAGGCGAAAAGCCGCCTGCAACAATGCCGCCTGTTATTAAAATTTTTTCGTTGGGCATTCGGTTAGCAGTGTGATAGCAACGAGTAGCAGGCAAATCAGTACCTGCCGCATACGCAATGACATTACCGCTTATTGTAAGGAATAGAGTGCTGGTAGAAGCAACCCCAGCAACATACCCTCCCGCAACAAAAATTCTATTATCACCCAGTAATGTAGCCGTGTATTCACTACGCGTAGCAGGCAAATCAGTACCTGCCGCATACGCAATGACATTACCGCTTATTGTAAGGAATAGAGTGCTGGTAGAAGCAACCCCAGCAACATACCCTCCCGCAACAAAAATTCTATTATCACCCAGTAATGTAGCCGTATGCTGATAACGAGTAGCAGGCAAATCAGTACCTGCCGCAAATGTGATTGTATTGCCGCTTATTGTAAGAAAAAGCGTGCTTACTGACGCAACCCCAGCAACCATGCCACCTATCAATAAAACCCTGCTATCGCCTAATAATGTAGCCGTATGGTAGTAACGCGTAGCTGTTAAATCAGTACCAGCGGTGTAATCCTTAAAAGTTAATAGTCCAGAAACCGAAAACGGCACATTAAACGTAGTCGAACCGTCACCCGCACCAAAATTAGTACCAATAATCGCAAACAGCGCGGCGTAAGTTGTACGCGATACCGCCTGCCCATTGAGTTCAAGGGCGTTGCTTGGTATACCGTAAGAGTCAATCACGTCACCTGAACCCAGCGCACCGACTGGTGTAACCCACACAACATCATTATCTACACTACTACTCTTTGACAGTACCTGCCCGCTAGTTCCACCAACAGGAACTCTCCAGGCAACCAAGCAAAATAATCCAACAGCCCAGTCATATACACTCTTAGGTGTAGAGTACTTAGTGTCGCTTGTCTTATCTGCGTCTAAAGTTGTTGACTTGTTAATAGCATTTTCAGGTGTAAACCCTAGCGTTGTGCTGATAACAGACCAGTTAGAAGATAGCTGTCCAGGACTATCTACCATAGCTCTCACAGAAGTCCCAATTACTAAGCCATTACCAGCTACACCAACAAACCAAAGGTCACCTTTTAGAATTGAGGATGAAGCACCAGAACCACCTAAGTCACCTACCGATATAGAACCTGATGGAAACATAGACACACTAGCACTATAGCTACCTCGGTCATCCAGCAGTCCTACAACAAGACTGTCAGCGTGAGCCTTTGCATCTATAAGTACCTGTGCTAGATTTCCAACAAGTTTACCAATAGAGGACAACACTGTATCACTTGAAGAGATAATCCCCGCTGTTGTATCAAGGCCTGTAAGAGCTGCTCCCAGAGAACGGGTTGCAGTGAAGTACAAGTTAGCACCCTCAGTCACTACAGTAGAGATAAGTGTTTGAAAAGTCTTATCTCCTCTCCAGTATTTCGTAGTGGTGCTAGGTGTTATCACTGGCTCAGACGGAGTAGCCTCCATAGGGTTTTCAGCCAAAAGCATAGCTTCAAATTCAGACTCTGTGCCAGTGAATGTTACAGCGTCTCTAGTAGCTGTGATTACACCTCCTATCGCAGATGTTACTAACCAGTTAGAACGACTCATTTTAGCCTCCGATTAAACTCTTCTAAGGAGCCCTCAAATGTATGTGTTCCATTCACAGCTTTAATCAAACCCGTTGAAAGCTCACTGATAGACCATTGGAAAGGTGCACCTACTAACTTATCTTCGATTGGTTTTGTATGCTCCACCATAAGTTTAGCAGAGGTTATTTTAGTTTTAATTTCCATTACAATAATCCAGCCAGTTTATGTGCAAGCAAGTAACCTTCGAGTTCCCACAAACTATCTATAGCTTGCTCCCTTGAGTATTCCTCACCTGTCTCTTTGTTAAAATTATCAGGGTCAACACAAGCTGATAGCCCTACAACCACGAACCCGCAGGTCAGCGTTATACTGCACACAGTTGTTGTAGTACCTTCTAAGATGTGGTAAGCAGTGTGCTTAATCTTAGCTTCAATTGACTCTTTTGTTACAGTGTTCATCTGATTAACCTTTAAGTTGAAAGTGCACACCATCTTTGAAAGTCTTCCAGTCGCCGCCCCATTCGATTATTACATCTAATTCTTTAGCAGCTTGTTTCATAACTTCGGCAATAGAAATATAGTATCTCCATTCCCAACTCACTACACCACCAGGCATAGCAAATAAGTCTACAGCTCTCCCTGTAAGATGTTTAGAGTTCATAGTCTGAGACTTTCCAGAAGAGACTAGCATACGTTGTTTTTCGACAGACCTTAAACCTTCACCTACCATAAAGTCAACTTGCGTTAATTCAATAGCTCGTTTCACTACACTAACTAGAGCAGGATTAACACCCTCCATCTTAGTTAGAGATTTATCACTTAAACTGTACATCAGAAATGCCTTCCAGGACTATGTCTTGGTGTTGTTGATTGAATTGGAAAGTGATAGTGTATACCATAACGGATACCATCACTAAAATGCTCGATACTCTCAGACTTATCAACGGTAGCTGTATCACCGTTTCCTGGAGTCCACTTAGTTCTTTCTAAGCTTTTAATTGCCCCTACACATCTTGGATGTATGTATAGGTTTGTTTCACCAGCCGCTGTCATTAACATAGCATTAACTGATTTAGCACTATCTACTATTGAAGGTGCAGCCCTAGGAGCTAGACAGGTTATTCCTGCGTTCTCTAGTATGGTGAAATCTGTCTTGCCTACTGCGGCTGATGTCTTCCTGCTACGCCCAGAAGGGTCAGGATGTGCCACTATCTTGTGTCCAGCATAATGTGATACTAACATCTGAGCTAAGACCTCTGTATTAGGCGCACCCTTGAACTCTTCTAGTATATGTACCTGTCCGCCTCTTAAAGCCCATGCAGTAGAGGCTTGAATAGCTACGTTAAAGTCTATATTCACATAAACTACTTCTCCTGGCTGGAAGTCCTCTAAGTCTTTACGGATGTGAATCTTACGGTCAAAGCAGTAGAAGATACTATTACCAGACTCTTTGATTTGCACTAAGTATTCTGAGGCAAACACTACAGGGTCTAGTTGGTGCTTGAGCTTTTCTATCTCGTCTGCACTAATGTAAGGGCTAGTTGTGTAGTCAAAGCTAAACGCCATCCAATCTTGGTGAGAATTGTCCCAGCCAAGCTCTAGACACTCAGCGAAGAAGTTGAAGCCAGCGGTAGTGCTAATCATCAAGCAGCGAGCCACTCCAGGCCAGCGAGTTACAAGGGCTGGCTGAATAACACCTTCCCAAGCTTTGATAGGTCGCAATCCTTTATTACATGAGCTTACTTCATCCCATATAACAAAGTATGCCCCTTTTCCTCTCATGCGTTCTATTGATTCATAGGACAGAAGTCTAAGTTCTACACCACCTTCAAATCTAAGAATACCTCTATCAGCACTGCTTGATGTGACATAGTATTCCATCTGCATCTCATACATCAGCAAAGGATAATATATCTCTACAACATCGCTGTGTGTTGGTGCTATTATGTATACATTTTTATTCAGTGTCTTAGATGGCATATCTAACAGCTCAAAGATAGCTTTAATTGCAGCTGATGCAGCTAGGAAACTCTTCCCCCAACCACGAGAACAAGCAACAGCATAATAACTAGACTGCTTTCTAATAAAGACCTCGGCAAAGACTTGTGTCTGCTTACTGTGAAGCTTCATTTATGTAATCCTTAGCAATTCTCAAAAGAGCTTCTCGAAGTCTGATATCCTCTTGCTTCAATGCTATATCTTTTATCAAGCTACCCTTAAAGTTTCTATAAGCAAAAGACGCTGCTGCCTCTGTAAGGTAGTAACCTATATGTTTACTTTTACCATCTACCTTACAAGTTGCCCTAAACTTTTGCCTACAAGCCCTCCAATTCACGCCTACAACACAAGAACCTCTTGAAGCTGCACAATCTAGCATGAGTTTATTAATCTGTTGTGTAACAAATATACAAGTAGTAGGAGAATAGAGTTTATTACCTTCTACCAGTAAATCTTTATCAAGACACTTATCTTTCCAATCTTGAGACTCCATCCAAGCTTTAAACTTCGTAAAGGTAATCCACTCACTGCAAACAGAACACCCTTTATAAGTCGGATTTTTATCTTGAAGGTTTGTGTTGTAACACCTCTTTAACATACTTGTCCATACGTTGTAGTACGGGCACTGGCCTTCATCTTTGAGATTAACAATATAAGGTGCATCATTAATACCAACGCCCTCAACTAAACCTCTCATAGTTAGTGACCAAGGACTTGCTTCTTGTTCTATAAACATATTAGTTTAACTCCTAAGCAAAAAAAAAGGTTAAGAGGAACACCTGACCTTAACCCCTGAAGGATTAAAGTCAGGCAACACTCACTAGTTACACATAGGTAACATTAACTCTTCAATGTTATACTCTGTGATGTAACCGTGGTTGTAAATTCCATGTTTAACTGGAACTTTAACTCTGGACGTATCTCTTACCCATACCTTAGGGATACCTGTTACTTTCCATCTGGACATATCTTTAATGGTGTACACAATATCACCAACCTTTAGGGCCTTTGCCTCTGAGAGTGTCATTGTAGTAACTCCGCAGATATACGCAACAAGGCTTCACGAAGTCTAGAATCTTCTTGCTGCTCTGCAATAACCTTAATAACACAGCTCTTAGCTGTATTGTAGACTATGGAAGCTTCTCTATCAGATTTAAAACTCCCTAGGAATATTCTTTTTCTACTCTCATTAACCTGAACTACATACTTGCCTAGAGCTTTGTTATAAGTAACACCTAGACTACAATCACCTCTTGCATTTTCGCGACTGTTCATAAGCTTATTAAGTGAGTGTGTAACAAAGATGCAGGTATCAGGGGAGTACACCTTATTGCCAATGACTAAAAAGTCCTTGTCTAACTGCATACCTTTCCAATCTCTAACTTCCATCCAGCTTTTGAAGTTGGTAAAGGTAATCCATTCAGTACATACAGAGCAACCTCGGTAGGTAGGGCATCTCGCTTGATAGCGACTCCCATAGCACCTTTCCAACATATTCATCCATACACTATAGAACGGACACAAGACCTTCTTACCGTCAAGCCTTGTACTGACTATATAAGGCGCATCGTTAATACCTACACCTTTAATTAAACCTCTCCTGCTAATAGATGCGTATGTTGCTTCCACTTCTATAAATTCATTCATTATCTTCTTCCTACATAGCCTAGGACAACCCTATAGCTTTCTATATAAGGTGCTTACTCTTGCGCCACAACTTCGAAGTACTCTTCGCTATCCAGTTCGATAACAAGCTTAGGTTTCTCTAAAGGAACATTTGCAGGAGTTACTGGAGAGTACCCGTATTTAAGTAGAGCATTAGCTATGTCAATCTGCTTAGATATAACATTAAGGTGTCCGTCAAGGTAATAAGCCTGAGGTTTACCATCAGCCTTTAACACCTCTACTGTCTTGTCTCGGATACCAGCTTGACGGTCTGACTCTGCTTCAAGTTGGTGGTACTTATCTACTAGCGCACCTAAAGGGTCGAAACCTAGGTCATAAAGTCTATCCCTAGAACCTTGGCCTTTACGAACCCCTTTAGTCATCTGTGAAGCCCTTGTTGGAGGTGCTGCGGCGAAGGCAAGTAAGGCGACTGCCAACTCGTTATCATCAGACACATAGTGTTGACCGTCCTTTATGTAGACACTAACATATATATCATCCCTTATGGAGCTGTTGAACTCGTTGTATACTATTGTGCCATCCCTTCTCTTTACTGTACCGTAGTAAGGCAATGATGACTCCTCTAGGAGCCAGGTGAAACTGTTAGGCATAAAGCCTCCTTTGTAATGAAGCTGGTTAAGGGTATATCTCAATATCCTCGGAAACCACCTTAGGTTATACATATCTGATTAATACTATGACTGTATCTCTCCGAAGGTAAGCAACATTAAAGACTACCTTAGTGGATAGCTAAATGATAGACCTTCGATACTTAACATTAAATGTAGTTAATAGCAGCAGTAGTATATACCAGATGATAGCAAAGAGGATACCTATTGTAAGTGTAACAGCTTAATGACTCAGGTAGGTAGAGAGTACAAGTGCATAACCAAATGTGTGTATATACTCTACGTTAAGGAGCATCCCCTAGGCAAGCAATAAGACACCCTTAGATTAAACCCTCTCCTAAGTAGACTATCTTAGTTACGTTTTGGAGTTACTCTAACAGAGGTACACATACATAGGAACCTCAAGGTTACAACCTACATAACATAACACTTAGGAATATACAGCTATAACTACTGATAGCTTAGTGGCTGCTATTAGCTCTCCCTTAGAGCACCTTACTGAATACATAGTACAGATACCTAGGAGTTATAGTAAATAGCAGCTACCTTAGTATATATCTATTTAAGATAACACTTAGGATATACTCAGCTATTACTTAACAGCTTAGTGTCTGCT